TCATTAAAAACAACAGAGTAAATGCCATACCTAAAAAACACACTTGTCAGAAATGTAAATGCATAAGCCAGTTGAACGGATCATACATTGCCTTGATAGACCAAAGTGATTTTTTAAATGATCCAGATAAGTATATTGAGAATGCATTTGAAAAATCAGAAAATGCCGACAGCTTCGACCTTACAAAACAACGGTAATTGATCAACAAATGAATAAACAAAAAATCAAAGATGCTTTAAAACAAGCATTAAAAAATACAAAGCAAGTTCCCCCTGGACAAAAAAAACCAAAGCGGACACCTGTTCTCACCCTGATTATTATATGTCTTTTGATATTTGCCTTACAATACACAACCACCATTTTTTCATCATCACCACAACCGATCCCGGCAAATATTATCAAACCGAATCCGGTTCCTGTTATCCTGCCAGATCCAACAAAACCCCGGGGCAGAATTATTTCCCCGGTTGAAAGCACAGAAACAGGCAATGAGGTAACGGTGATATGTGAGACAAATAATATTGAACCTGGCTCTTATATTTGGCTTGCAGTAGACAAGCCGGAATTAGATCTGTGCTGGGCAAAAGCTTTTTCTCTGCCCATAAACACCAGGATTCAAACAACCATACACGAAGGCGGGCCAAAAGGATTATACAGACTTTCATTATATATATTGAATGAAAACTATAATGCACAATGGCAAGACTGGAAAAAGCACGAAATTTTTGGCGGCCTGCACATGCCTCCGGATGCAAAAAGACTATCAAGTGTGATGTTGGTTTTAAAACCTTAAACTTACATAGAGGATAAAAAAATGGATCCATTTACATTAGCAACCGGAATAAAAACCACATTAGATATAGCAAAAACAGTAAAAGATATTACAAAAGATGCTGAGCTTAAAGTTAAGACCTCCGAGCTATATGATGAAATTATTAAAGTACAATCCGGAATCATTGAGGTACAAGCCGAACACAGCAAATTGCAGCAGGATAATCATGATTTAACCCAAAAGCTTAATTCTATTGAAACATGGGAAAAAGAAAAGGAAAAATACATACTTAAAGAAATATGTGAAAAGGTTTTTGTATTTGAAAGAAAGGCAAGCGAACAAGGAGAAGAACCTATACATTGGCTTTGTGCAAGATGTTTTAATCAAAATAAAAAATCAATACTGCAATTAAAACTAAAAGCAAATAATGGATACCATTATATGTGTCATAGTTGTGGTCGAGAGATTTGTGATTTTTCAAAAGAAATACCAATGGAGCCAGGAATAACATATACAAATCCTTTTGATCGTTTTAACAGATAATCTAATATCAACCTATGGACAAGGAGTTTTAATCATGTTCGGATCCGATTTTACACCCATATTGATAATGCTGGTAGTCTTAGCAGGTCTTTTTATAATATTAAGAGAATTCATGTGCTGGTACTGGAAGCAGAACAAAATTGTGGATCTCTTACAAGAAATTAATGATAAACTTGCAGGCAAAGAAAATCCGCTCCTGGAACCCGCAAATCTCGACACGACCAGTCAAAGCACAACTGCTGCACCATCCTCCAAGGTAACAAAAACAGAATGGATCTGCACCTGCGGCACTAAAAACCCCTTGGATAAAACAAAGAAGATCCAGAACTGCTCAGAATGCGGGAAAAACAGAGATTTTGTCTTGAAGAATTCTTAGAATTTGTCGATAATACTTTTAAGTTGCTATTTTTATTTATCATCTCTATATTGACGGCATTAATTTTATGACTTATAGTTTGTTTATAATAATACATTAAGGTGGTTAAAAAAAATGATACCACAAACTAAATTTAGCGATACATTTAACGACATAATTGTCGAATTAAATAATATAAGAGACCATATAGACAGAGAACCTTTTGTTTTCAAACTAAACGCTTTTAAACTCGATGCAGAGGCTATGATTCGAGAGGAACCTATTATTGCCTATACTCTTTTAGGTGTTATTGCAAGCATTCAAAAAGACATTGAAGGAATGTACAAATTTCACAAAATAGCCCTTAGGGTTTCTAATAATAACAAATTTACTCTTTGTAATTATGCTATTTCATTATTAAACTTTGATCTCTTAGACAAATCTTTTGAATATTTTAAAAAAGCTCTCGATGCCCACAACTCTGACCCATTAAATATAGATGACTCAATTGTTTTGGATCACCTAATGGGAGTATGTTATTATTTGCATGATGACGTTGAATATGAAAAATATAAAAATATGCTAAAAAAAATCAATCCAAACTTTATTGATCCTGACAACTTTCCTGAAGATAATGACAAGACATTGAATCAATTATTGTCGAATGCAGATAAAATTATGGAAGAAAACCCTCACTTAATCACAAAGCCTGACCCAGAACTTATGGTACGAATAGATAAACTAGTCGAGGGAGTCGATATTTCGTAAATGAATACTGAGTGGCAAGTATACTTTTTTGTAGTATTCCACACCATGCTTAAAAAACTCACTGACGAAGTTGAAGCATTATATATTAAAAATCCTGACAATTACAAAACCCATAAAAAAACGAAACTATTAGCTAAAGTACGTTATGTTCTTTTTCAAGATATAGCCATAAATCCTCAAGCTCCACATTTCAATTTAGGGAACTACTTAGGCAAAGAAAACCGTTCATGGAAAAGAGCTAAAGATCGAATGCCTGCAAGATATAGACTTTTTTTTAAATATAGTAGCGACCAAAGTAAGATTATTATTGCATGGATGAATGATGAGTTTACCATAAGAAAACAAGGTGACCAGAACGATGTCTACAGCATCTTTATATCTATGCTGAGAACTGGCCAGATTCCAACTAACTGGGATGAACTAAGTAGACAATCCAAATCAGGCTCAGATAAGTAATTTAATCAATAATAATATCTATTTTTTTATTTTAAATTCGCCATCCTGCATGTAAAAAAAAGTATCTGCCTTTAATTTATATATACCTTTAGGTTGATCAGCAGGGATTTCAATCTCTATTTCTTTGCCTACTTGTTCAAAGGAGAGCAAAAAACTCTCCTTTTTTTCAGTCAATCTGATACATTTTTCTGATATTGTCCGGAAATCCTATTTAAACAATTCTGCAACCACACCCAGCTGCCCGGTAAAAATCAATGCCAGGACAATTGCTGTCAGGCATACAAAAAAAACAACCAGGAACACCATCCGGGTTTTGGGCTGCATACCATCCCACATATTTTTTAAAAATTTCATAATGTCACCTCTTTTTAAAAAATTAAAATTCTTTACCATGTCCCTGCTGCTTGAATCGCATCTGCAACAAGCTTACCCATTTTTATATAACCTGCTGTACTTAAATGAACCCCGTCACCAGAGTCATATTCAGTCGCTAATTTGTTTGTAACACCATCTCTTAAAGTGTCATCTGTATCTGCTAACTCATATCCATTTGTTGAGCAATAACTTATAAGCCAAGTGTTATAAGTATCAATACGGCCCTGTCTTATAGCAGTGTAACTTGAAACCCCTAACGGTGGAGTTTTTACTAATATAGGAGTAGCGCTTACTGCAAGAGTTTTAGCAACCATATCCTCAACTGCTGATTGCATAGAAGCCGCAACGCCCTCTGCTTGAATATCGTTTGTGCCTCCCGCAATACAGATAAAATCAGGATTATAATCAGTTGCATCTGTGAATCTTGCGTTAATTTCTGGGAGTGTGTTCCCCCCCACTCCTTCCTCATGGATTACAGGATTACAACATTGGATTATCGCTTGGTCTGTATAAACATGATGCGCGGTTAAACTATCCCCTATCGTAACACCTGTTACGGTTGACGAGTCTCCAGAACTCGCTATCCCTGATCAATTTTGGCCAAACTTAATATCGTATCTTAAAGTAAGCTCAGACCCTAATCTATTTTTAATATTAACGTGATCACCTGCATCATAAATACAAAGGTCTGTATCTGAGTCTGTGTTTGCAACATTCGCAGTATTGTTTAATAAAGTTACCACTCCTGCTGTTGTGAATCTAAATTGCGTAAACTCTTGGTTATCCCCTATCTGAATAGTGCCAAATCCTGCGGAGTCTGCATCAAGTGAAATCTCAGCATCATCTGCCAAAGACTCAGAACCAATTTTTGCAGTGTCTCCACCTTTAGTAAATATCAAATTTGATAGGTATAAATCTTTAGTTACAAGAAATTTTAATTCCTTAAGTCCTAAAACATCGTCCGAAGCTGCACCTATCTGGTATGTTCCGTTTCCACCTGGTAAGAATTTATAACCATTTATTATCCATCTATCATAATTACCATGAGTGATTGCTAAATACCCTGCATAATTATGAAACCCCATTGTGCCAACATCCGCGGCTAATGATGTTGAATTAAAATCTATTGCCGCTTGTTTGACATTCCCTGCTGAATTTATAGTAATGTTAAAATCTGACAGCATGGCCTCTGTTAAAGTGCTTGTTCCTGCAAATACAAAAGCAGGCATAAATAAAACCAGTAAAATTATAAATATTTTTTTCATTTTTCTACTCCAATGTTATTAAATAATTACCATTGCTGGCTTTTATGTAATTGCCTGAACTATCCACCACTAAAATATAACCAGAAGGTGCAGAGACTCCCTGCCCTGTAACCGGAATAACGCAAGGCTGAGCCACACTTGACACAACAGGAGAAACAGTTTGCTGATTCCCTGCAAACCCGACTGATGATAATAAAAGCAGGACCACCAGAAAGAGCTGTGTTTTTTGAAACAATTTTAATATCATTTGTTTAACCATGATAAATCCTTTTGTTTATTTATAAGAGGCTCTTAGTAATCAAAGCCCAAGGATTTCTCTCCGCTGGTGTAATCTGCATCTTTTACACCCGCCCGCCATTGCACCCCGGCACCATTGCCATACAGCAGTATTCTGGTTGTTGTTGTGTATGTGCCATCTGGATAGTCTGACCAGTCAGAATCCCCATAACACTTAAACTGTAATGTCACAGTCATTGAGCCGGATCCCCGGACACTGAACGCAATAACCCCCTTGCCATTTTCGTAAACCGGATTTGTCCAATACCCAGCCGTGGCAGGATCTGTATCAACAATGGCATATTCAATACCTTCTTTAGATACCTGGGCATTTGCCGCAAACACCAGATCCCCCATCAGACACAAAACAATTAAAACCAGAAAAAATAAAAATGCTTTGAAATTCGCGCCTTGTTTTTCATGAATAAATGAACCCATTTTAAAACCTCCGTTATAAAAATTATTATTCTATTGTCCTGTTGCAATCCACTTCACAACCCCATCATCAATATTTGAGCCTGCTGCTACTGTGTATGTGTATTCAATCACTTCCAGTTCATTGTCTGGAGTAGTGCTGCCGGATGGGTATCGGCGTAAAGATAAAGTTATACTAACTCCAGTAACTGTTATTGTGGCATTAGTCCCCCCATATGTAGTTTGTGCATATATCCAAAATGAAGGTATTCGACTGCCATGAGTAAAAGTAAATGTGTAAGAACCAGATTTATTAGAAACACCAGAGCCTTTCACTGTAGTCCAATGATAAGCATCACCTGTAGAATATATGCCTACTCGGGGATAAATAGTAGAAGTTGATCCATTTAAGGAATAACTGACACTTACCGAATGAGAGACGCTATACACAAACCAGCCAGTTGTTGAAGGATTGGGAAAAGCAATACCACTTACAATTGTGTATTTACTGGAACTATCAGCATATGCAGATGAACCAGGTGAACTACTACCATTGGCTGAACTGTATTCATAAGTAGCTGAGCCAAAGGTTCCGGAATCATCGTCATAATCACAGGTGACTTTTACATCATGGGATCCGGCAGTCAGACCGGTCATGCCAATTGAAGTTCTTACCTGTCCTAATTCCCCAGCTATTTCTGTTGTTAAGACCTTGGTTGTTTCTAAAGAGGCCCCTGCATATAATTTTAAGGTTGCCTCTCTGTTATAATATTGCCCGGATGTTCCCGTGCCTCTTACTGATTTTACATCAACTGAAACACTGACCGCTGTGACATTTACAGGGGTTGTCATATCTGCATCATCATTCTTGTCAACCGTCAGGGTGGTTGCATCACTGGTCCCTGTTTCCAGAACATTGATGCTTTTAACACCCTCCCCGGCCCCGGACACCAATTCTGCTGACACATCAAACACCCAATAATTTGACCCGGCCTGATCTGTGCCTGGGCTTGACGGATTAACCTCTCTTATATTTGTTGCTGATAGAGAAAAATACTGATCAACTGCCACATCATCGGCACTAAAGCATTTAAAACTGTATGGACTTACAAGCACTGAGGGTTCCAAAACAAAATATCCCAGCTCCACAGAATCCCCATGAGATGCTGTGCCACTTACAACTCTTTTTAAAGATTTATAAGTCACTTCAACTGAGTTAAATGTCCGGTAAAAAGTCAGATCTCCCGTGTCCAGGCTCACCCTTTTGTCTGTGTCCCGGCTGTTATATGTACCCGCATCCAGATCAATCTCCAGCGCAGGATCATCACCCACAAAACCACTGCTCTGCAAAGTTCCGGCTGTGATTGCCCCGATATCGGCAGCAATTGCGCTTAATTCACTGACACTGATATGACTTGCCGTGATTGCTGCTGCTGCAATGTCTGTTGTTCCGACAAGAGTTGTAGTTGCAGATTGTATGGATGAATAAGCAGATTCGTTCCCGGAAGTATCAACCGCTTTAATCCTGTAAAAATACTCTGTTGAAACAGCAAGCCCGTTCTGATCTGAATGAAAACTTGCCTTGATAGATCCCAGCACCGTAACATCACTTGCAAAATCAGAAACCGTGGATCTCTCCAGGACATAATGAGAAAGATCAGCCTCACTGTTGTCCTGCCAGTTCAAACCAATCACTTTAAATCCTGCAATGGCAAAATTACTTGTCTGCCAGGCTGGAGTATCCGGGGCCTGGGTATCTTTAACTGTGGTATGCAGCACCTGGGTGCAATAAGCTGTCACATTGCCTGATACATCAACCGCCCGCACTGTCACACCATATTGTTTGTTGGGTATGAGTTCCCATTGAAATTCTCTGCCAGTACAGGAAAAAGAGGATGTTTTATTGACCGCCATATCTTCAAGCTGGATATGGTAGTGATGAAAATCATCTGAAGATTCTGCATCTGCGTTCCAGGTTGCAAGCAAGGTCACAATATTTCTGCCATCTGATGCAATCACACTGGAAGATACAAGAGCCAAAGCTCCGGGAACAGACAAGGCACAATCTGAAGTGTCAATGGCAACTGCAACCGTGTCCTCACTGTCAGAATAAATCCCGGATTTATCAACAGCCTTGATCCGGTAAGTTTTTGTTGCAGCAACCCCCTCATCAATATAAATTAAACTGGCATTGTCAAAAGATGTTGAAACCTTTGTTGCACTGGCCCAGGTTGAACCCTCCCGGATCTCATAATAATCAAGATCCAGATTTGAAACTGCGGACCAGGCAAAAACAACCTGCCGCTTGATGGGATCCCATGTTCCGACAAAGTTGATTACATCAGCAGGCGGGGCAAGTTTGCCTGCCAGGGTTATGGTCTGGGTATTATCCCCGGTATCAACCGCACCCTCACCTTTAACAGAAACATAAACTTTATAAGAATTGTCGACAATCATATCTTTTGAAATCACAAATGAATTTTCATAAGCTTCACCAAGTTTTATTGGATCTGTTCCGGCTGTTGTATCTTCAAGCCATATTGACCAGTTGGCCCCATCCCTTGAATATGCTCTGTGCCAGGCAACATTTATATTGCTGATATAACCACCATCTTTTGCATAGGATAAAAACTCATTTAATATGATATGAATTGCTTTTTGTTTGATCACTGCCCAGGTCGGAACATCCAAGACATAAGAATCATTTGCAGTATAGATCTCAGGAACATACTCAATGCCGGTCAATGTTCTTGTAAGATCATCGGTTCTGTCAACAAAAGTTAAGCGATAGCTTTTTTTATAAGTCTCAGCCTCACCAAATAAAAAGATATCATATTTTTCAGGAACAGTTGACCAGGCAACAGTTAAGGTCAAAGTGTCTGTTGTACCCACTGCATTATTGACAGTTTTTTCAACAAGGGAATCATCAGACAATCTGACAAGGATTTTATAAGTTGTGTCGGCCTCGATCTCAACCGCTTGATCAAGCTGGACAAAAGGATTGCCAGATCCATCATCATTACCCGCAGAAAGGATCCTGGAGCCGATTTTTTTTGATTCATAATCAACGATCTCATGCTGAAAATAAAAGAGATCCCCCACCGTACAGCCAAAAGAATCAATTGCAGCGCCAAAAGTGACAACCCTGTTTAAATATTTATTTGAATTGACCCTGAAAACACCCTCCCTGATGGCCTCGGCCTCAGAGATTGCAGCATCAATTGAAACCTGTGCTTTCTGGCCCTCGGTATCAACCCCCAGATAATCATTTGAGCAAACACAAACAACCTGCCGGGTGTAATCTTTGTCCGGATCTGTATATTCTACTTCAACAGCATTGGCCCTGTCCTTCTGCGGCAAATACTGCATTTTAAAAGTTCCCTCCAGGATATTGCCCATTGTGAATAAATGAGACACAACACTTTCAGGCTTATCCACAAACACACCATATTTTGTACCCCTCCGGATAATTGCACCACGACCCAGCCGGGCAATCCTCTGAGCCTGGCCCCAAAAATCACCATCAAAAATAACAGTGTTGACAATAAACCTGTAATCAGCGGCAACTGTCTCATCACAATAATCAGCCCAATTTTTGAAATCATCCCAAATCATGCGGGTTTTATCAATCCCGGGGCTTGCCCTATGGACAAGCAGATCCCAAACCATCCAGGCAGGATTTGTGGCTCTCTTATTTGCCCAGGCTGGAATGGTCAGACTCTCATCCCAAATACTCACATAATTTTTTGCAGTAACACAGGAAAACCGCGGCTGACCTCCGGAAAGTTGATCAGTAGCCAGGGCCTTGATTGCATATTTTGCAAGCCCCGGATAAACCAAAGACTCTTTGACAATCTCCTGCAAGGATGAAAAATAAACATCATCACACCCTCTGAAACTTGAAAGCTCAGCGTTTGTCCGGGTAACTTGCACTTCATATTGTGCAGGAGTTAAACTATCAATTTCAACAACTTCTTTAACAGCTGATGTTGTAGCCCCGGACATGGATCCCGCCGTTTCAAAATCAACCCAGGTTGTCGCGCCTACAACCCGATACCTGATAGAATAGGTTGCTGTTTTAGTATCAAGCCCGCCTGTATCATTGGTATAATAAAAACCACTGGGGGCTGTTAAGGTGATCTTGAGTTTTTCAACGGCATTGCCATCAGTCTGCTGCACAACAGCCGTATTATAAACAAGTTTGGATCCCACATCATTCTGGCCCACAATCTCACCAAAACCGGGGATCAAAGTATCTGCAAGAGTTCCCAGTCTATCCGCAATAACTTCAACTTCACGAAAATAAGTATAGGGCTGATCATTGATCCTGATGTCTGTGATTGAATCAATCTCATGATCACAAAGGCCCATAAGGACATTTAATATTTCTTTGTTACCTTCAACATCAACAAATTTATTGATCTCATGCCCTGCCATTTTATTGGTACCATAGGAATATGGGATTCTGGCATTTTCTGAACTGCCCTGATACAACTCTCCCCATCCGTATATCTGCGCGGCTGCTGAATCACTCCCGCCATAACTCCCGCCCGCATTCATTTTTGGAGCATCCGGAGCAAGAGCAGAAGTCAAAGCGCTCATGGCATACCCGATAACAAAAGTTGCAGCCAGATAAACAGCACCATAGGCAACCGCAGCCATCACACCCGCAGAAAGAGCCGCACCAATCCCTGCATATCCTGTAATCCAAAGCGCGATTGCACCCGCTTCAGTTCTTGCGACAATGGCGATTTTATCCCCGGGCTGGATCTCAACTGCATTTCTGCCCATAACATCAACAATGCGACCATTAACAGACAGAACATAATTAATGCCCGGATCCATCAAAACAACATCCCTGAGATAATAATCAATGCCCTCACCTTCAACAAAAGGCTCAGTATCAATTTGATTTATCTCACTGTTAAAAGGATCTTTAATCTTTGTTATTGTTACCGACATATCTGTAATATCCTATGATTTTATATTTCCATTTTGCCAGGCGATCCACGGCAACTGCACAATTAATTGTGTTGTGAATAATCAAACCCCGCCCGATATACACCCCGACATGATTTGCAAAATCAGGATTTGATGATAAAAAAATCACACCACAGGGAACCTCCGGCTGCTCAATCAATTCCCAATGTTCCTTGCCCTGTTTTTCCATTTCCTGATTTGTGGCAGCCCTGCAAGCACTCACACCCGCATTGACCTTTGGAATTGTTATTCCATTTCTTTTAAAAACCTCCCTTGCTAAATCATAGCAATTGAAATTTACCTCATCAAAAGGCTTGCCAATCAAATCATTGTAATCAATCATAATTGCACCCCGATTGAACCCACTCCAGGCTGGCCCCCATATCTTGCAACCATGCCCAACTCTTTGCACCGGGTAAGTGTCCTGTTGCATTCTGTTTCAGATCCGGTATATCCGCAGCGCAAATCATTTAAACCATCATATCTGCAATGGTTTTTTAAATACCTGTTTTGTGGGCAGCGCAGTTTCATAAGGTTTTCTGCACCAAGTTTAAAAGTGATTTTATAAGTATTATCAATGGATGTATCAATGATCTCCATTTCTTCCTCAAACTCAGGAGTGGTATTGGCAAGATAAGCAGAATGCACAATATAAATTGTAACTATTGCCCCGATACCTCCGGCATGTTCCTCAATAAAAGGCAGGAGTTTCCTTGCAATATCTGTAACAGATAAAGTCACCATTGGGATTTCAGCCTCTTTTGTCTCGGATAATCCGGATAAGGTAAAAATCACAGGCTCCCAGGTTAAACTGTTCCATGTAATCTGCTCATTATTAAGGCAGCAATACCCCGGCATTTCCCCGGAATATTCAACTTTTAAAAGAATGAGCCATACATCATCAGAGTTGAGTTTGTTTTTTTCTGTTATTCCATTTGAACTGATATCAAGGGGCATTTTATACCTCTCTTAAATTGACTGTTGCTTTCCAGCGCGAATCTTGAAACTGTGATGCCCAATCAAACTCCAGATCCTCATCAATATAAATAACCGTATAAGTGGCACCACCGGTTTTTGGAACAGTAAAAGAAAAGGATCCCCCGGAATCTGAATCAAAATGATCATCCAAAATAACCATTTCAGCATCAGTCAATTTTAAATAACTTAATTCAAATTCTTTTTTCCCAAGAGTTGCCTTTGATCTTGACATTGTATAATTTGCTTCAGATTCACCCTTGTAATGTTTTTTAACTGTCCTCTGGATAAATCCATTTGGAGCCGGTAAAGTTGTTGGATATGCTGCCATATTTTAAGCCCCCTGCATTGCCGCTTTCATATTATTTTTAAACCCGCCTTTGTTACGATCCAGGGCATCCATGACAATACCAAGCACCCATTTTTCACCATCCCAGCGCGGCTGCTCCTGTTTTGCACTGGCCTCAGTTCCGGTTTTATTAATCAAATTAATCTGAACAGGGGGCGCGCTGTTGCCGCCGGATCCCCCCAGGGCCTTTACTCCCAAATCACCACCGCTTGTCCTGGTCAAAGGCATGATTGCCTCATCACCTTTTTCACCCATCAGGCCAAACCCTGAACCGTGGGCAAACATAGTTGGCTTTGACACAACAGAATTTGTAAAAGCACCGCCCTTTGCATAGGCTGACATATGACCCGCGCTGTCAAAAGCATTACCCTTTGCGCTGGGAGTAAATAAATTACCCACCCAGCTTGTTAATCTGTTAGTAATTGTCTGCTGAACCGCAATCCTGACCAGATCCGCAACAACTGACCTTGCAAAATCTTTAAATTTAAACTTGCCGGTTGTAACAAAATCAACAATATAATTTTCCATGCTTTTAAAAACCTGCTGACTGGCATTTTTAATTACCTCAAGATTGCTGACAATTTCATTTGTAGGCTCAGCAATTGTTTTTGCAACAGTTTTTAAACCGGAATCTTTAAGCGCCCACATATCTGTGAGGTTTTTATATTGGAACCCATATTTCTTAACTGCCTCTGTTGCCTTGTCAATTTTACCGGATCCACTATCACCACCGCCACCAATCCCGGCATTGTTCCCCGGCAATTCTGTACCTCCGGAAAACAGGGAAACACTGTTTGTCTTGGATTTTAAATCATCAACAACCTTTGTGATCTTTGCAAATCCGTTTTTAGCTTTCATCAGAGAAACCTGGGCGCTGACTCCGATATCATCCCAATATTTAACATTCTCCTGGAGTTCTTTTTTCTGGGCTTGCAATGCCTTTAATTGAGTTTGCCCTTTATCCAGAAAACTCTCACCCAGAAACTCTCTCATATCTTTATCTTGGCTATTAACTAAATTTTGCTTTGCTTCAATCTTGGCATCCAGCGCACTCATTTTTAATTTTGAAACTCCGGACATTAATCCTGCAAACATTGATTGTGTATTTTTCATCACAGCATAAAAAATATTGGCTGATTTAACCATGATTTGAAACCCCTGCATCACAGCAACAGCAGTTTCCTGCGCCCATCTTCCCAGGTTCATTTGCCCCTGGTTTGTTCCAAGATAATCAAGAAAACTTTTTAAACCTTTTTTCATTGCATCAAAAGGCCCTGATTGCATAACAGCCCTTTGGAATTCAACCCAAAGAGCCTTTGAACTCTCAATCATACCTTTCCAGGTTGCCATATAATTTTGTGCAGCACCGCCAAATCTTTCCTCCATTCCCTGCATCAATGCCTTTAAAGCAGCACTGGATGAAACTCCGGCCCGTCCGATATCTCCGACCTCTTTTTTAGTCAGATTCAATTTGTCTGCAAGGATCTCATAAGCAGGGATCCCCTTTTCAGCAAGCTGCATTAATTCCTCTGCTGATACCTTGCCTTTTGTGTGGATCTGCCCCAGGGCGCGGGCAACACTCTGAAGTGTCTCAGCCCCGCCACCCAGCGCTGATGATGTATCAACAAGAACGGTCATATCTTTTAAAGTAGGTTTTAAACCCATTGCAGATAAATTTTTATAAGACTCAATCGCCTTATCTGTATTAACAGGCATATCCTTTGCCCATTTGTTCAAAGCCTCAAACGTGGCAACTCCCTTGCCTTTTGTGATTGTGTCCAGGCTTGCTTTTAATTCCTCTGCTCCGGCAGCAGCCTCTGTAAACATTGCACCAAGTTTTATTGAAACATAGGCAGTTGCAGCAATACCCAGGGCAACAACTGCACCCTTTAAAGAAACAATTGCATTCTTTGCCCTGGTTGCTCCGGAGGTAATATTTTTATTAATTGTGCCGCCAATTTTTCGCGCGCTGGCTGTGGCTGCTGTATATGCCCTGGACAGTTCACGCTTTAAAGGTGATCTGTCTCCCTTGATATCTACATATAAACCACCAACTTTTTCACCCATGATTTTTTTCCCTCATCTTACTGATCATATAATTGCCAAGATCCAGCACACGAAAAAACACCTGCTTTTTATTTTTTATATCAAGGTGATTCATTACAATTTCAATCGCCTTTGCATCCAGGGCAACCGCCCCGCTAAACGACATAATAAGTTGTGTTTGCACAATCTCATAAACCGCAATCACCTCTTTGTTCTCTTCAAAAAGAACTGGCATACATTTTTCACAATCAGGCTCTCTCCCCCATTTCCCATGTAATTCCTCACACTTTTCACAATTTACTTTGCCGCTGAATCTTCGCTCAGCGAACTCAATTAGTTTTTTTCCGTTTCCTTCTGCTTTTTGATCTGAGCCTCACCCAGCTGCTCCAAGCAATCTGCAACAAACCCGCTAAAATATACAGATCTGTTCATCAACTTGACTTTGTTTGCAGCATTACAAATCATTTTTTTGCCCTTGTCTGTTACACCTGACCAATCAACAATGATATAATCCCAAAAAAGCGAATCATATTTTTTATCATTCCGTTTTGTGACATCGTATTTTTGGCCCCGCCTGAATTTTACCTTGACCGTATCTGTTATTTTTTCAATTGCAGAAAGTTTTTCCTGGGGGCATGCCCGCAATGTAACAGATCCCTTTTCAGGATCATTCTCATCAAAGAGAAATTCCACCCCAGGGTTTAAATCTTTTAAATCAAAATCCATTTTAATTACCTCTTTTTTTTGGTTTACCTTCCTTTTTAAAGCGCCTCCCCCCAGGGAAAAGGAAGGTCAAAAACCCCGGGGATCACAGGCGCTATGTGTTAAAAAAAACCTGCTATGATAAAACAGTTGTTACAGGTTCAAGTGGGCCGCAGCCTTCATAAGAAAAGCTGATGGTTCCAACGCCATTAACATCAATATCTTTCTCAATATTGGTTATTATGATTCCATTACCTGTGCCGGTGGATGGTTTATCATAGTAGACTGTCTCGCCAATGGTTGTTTTATACTGGGAATAAAACCGGATATCATTAATTATTGTTCCGTTTTCCCAGGAATCCTCCAACACGGCTTGCCCGGCGGCATCAGTTGGATCATAATATCCCTCAAAACTTCCGGAATATTTCTTGACTCCAACAGTTGACCGGCCCCACCCATCATTTCCAAAAACCGGAGTGTCAAGAGTATCTGATTGCCTTGAAACACTGTGCTTGTTTATCTCAGCAACCACCGCCTCTGTTGTTGCGGCATTTACTGTGACACAAGAATATCTGCCCTTAAACTGCATGATCTTTCCCCCTAACTATGAATTAATACTTGATATGTGGTCACATGATGCCACACGCCATTATCTTGTTTAATCAACCGGCTGATTTGCCGATCCATACTTAAAAAATTATATCCGGAGACAGTCAATTTACAATTATCATATAAAGCATGCAGCGCATCAGCCAGGCTCAAAGCCGTTGATGCTTTGTCTGCATATATTGAAAACTGGATTTCTGTGTCTTCAACCTCTGAGGAAAATGTTTTCTCCAGGGCAGCATTAATAAAATAAAAAATACAATAGGGCAGATCCTCTCCGGATTCTGCCTCATGCAAAAACAAATCCATGTCAGCATGGGAAAAGTGATCATAAATTGCATCAAGTAAGGTTTCCATTTTCAGCCTATTGCCTTATTTATTTGATTCATTATTATTTCTTTGCCCTGGGCCTTATGTTTTTTTAAAGCATTTCTCATAAATGCAGTTGGCCCGACAACACCGCCTTTTATTTTATGCCCCAATTCCACTAAAACAGAATGCGGAGCATTAGCAAAAACAACCCGACCACCATTTTCAAACTTTGATTTTGCCTGTTTTATTGATTTTCTAAGCTTGCCGGTCTTATCTGTGAAATCTGTGGATCCCTTTGCACTTTGATAAACCTTATCTGCAATGATTTTTTCTCCCTGGGCAACAGCAGCATCAATTTTTTTTAATACTTCCTTGTCATTCCAATCAATCTTGACACCATCACCAACAGACCTCATGTTTTAAAGTTCCTCTTTTGCTGAGATAATAAGTTTCCGGTTCGCCTCTCTAAAATTCGAAATGGATTTAATCTCAAAGATTCTGGATCCAAAATGAATTTGCATATCGTGGGCAACTCCTGCCCTGTATCTGATTTTAATTTGATGGGTGATATCCATGCCCTCTTTTCCATCCCGGATAAGCTCTTTTGCTGACATGCCCCAAATTTCTGCCCTGGTTGTAATGGTTGGAGTAGCAGAAAAACTCTTGCTGACTTCACCCATTGAAGCTTTTGTTTTTACAGCAGCATGCAAGGTGATTTTATGTTTTAATCTTCCGGCCCTCATTAAAACCCCCGCCGCATTCTAAAATCAGCAAGCAGCCTTGAAACCGCTGGAAATTCAGATTGTATTGATCCAATAAGTGTTTGCTCCCGATTTTCATACATATCAGCAACCAAGATTTTAATTGCCTGGCATATAGGCCCCGGAACAGCCGAACCCGCAGCGCCATAACCACAAACAACAGTTATTTTTACAGGGTTTACCTTGGCAAGTGTTGCAGCAGGAAAGGAACAGCCATCAGCCAGAGTGATAAAGCAAGGCTCAGAAATACTATCAAGAATATACTCATCACTTGAAAATGTTTCCTCATTCCCGTCAAGATCTGTATACTCAACAGAAGTCACCGACTGAACAGGGTGAAAAGGCAGTTCCATTTCTCCAGAACCCCACCCCGGATAATAAGCCTCCCAGGTCTGAGTGATCAGCTGAAGGGAACAGAAATTTTCGACCTGTTCCCTGGCAACTTTAATCAACCCGGTGATATAATCATCATCATCAGTGAAATCAGCATCAACCCGGCAATGAACCTTCGCATCAGCGATTAAAACAGGTTCAACACTTGGAGCAGTTGCAATTTTTTTATTGATCATCATTATTATTTACCTTTATTCTGATCAGATTCAGCCATCTTATTCTTGTCCGGCCCCGCCGCTTTCTTTTCTTTTTCAGCAGCCTCTTTTTCAGCAGCCTCTTTTTCAGCAGCAGGTCGCTTCAATTCTGCAACCAGTTCTTTATCTTCTTTGGTTAAATCCTTTGGCAATTTCGCCCACCCCTCTTTTATGGCAAGTTTTGCAACCTCACCCGACAACCCAATGGTTTTACCCGCTTCATAATCCTTTGGCGGGATCCTGAACCCGGTTAAAATAGTGTACTTTTTCAAGACAAAACCCTCCTTTTAAATAAAAGTAATACTATTGAGAAACAAACGGCAAAGCCTTGATTGCAAAGGCTGACATTGCTGTTCCTGTTGAATGAGTACCACCAAAATCTGCCAAAAGTTTCAAATAACGCTTTGAACCTTTATAGGCAAATTCAGAAAGAGTGACAGCAGCATGGGCTGCAACCAGAGATTTAATAATTCCCCCGGTACCCACCGTACAACCAACCACATCATCATCAGCAACCGCTGAGAATGTTGAATCATCATCTGATTCAGTTAGTTTAAATTCAACTTTATTTGTGCTGGTGAATGTGATCCCGCCTGCACCCACATGGATATAAATATTTGCTGCATCAAACCCATCGAGATCAATGCTTGCAGGCGTGTTATCCGCATCCAGAACCTCTGGCGCGATAAGCTGAGCCGCTTCGATTATATTTTTATGATCTTTCATTTTTCCCCGCGTAATTTATAATTTTAAGTTTTTAAAATTGCCCCGGCTGAAACAACCAGGGCAATTAATGTTTATGATTAAAAAATGCTATGATGCAGCATTCTTCAATAATTTGATTGCATTGGAATCCTCAACCATGCCGCCCACCCGTTTGGTGGTGTAAAAATGCACATAAGGCTTGTTAGTGTAAGGATCTCTTAAAACCCTGGTTCCCATTTTATCAACAATGGTATATCCTCTTTTCCAATCGCCCAGAGCAACCGGAACATTTGAAGTACCAAGGGCCTCCATGTCCTCATTCTCTTCAACAGGATAACCCGCCAAAGTTGCAGGCTGACCCGCTGCAAGAGATCTTTCCCATATATAAGCACCATTAGAATCAACCAGTTTTCTAATAGCAGCAGCCGTCAAAGCAGCCATCTGCCATGTGGCATTTGCGCGATATGCTTTTTTTAAGGAATAAACCACATTTAACAACTCAGAACCTGTGATTGCCCCGGTTGCAGCTGCTAAAATATGCTGAAGTTGTCCAAAAGTCCTTGAGGCATCAGCCGTGACAACACTGGTATATGACAAAAAGCCTTTAGGTTTTTTAGTTCCGGATCCTGTAACAAAAGCCGCACCCTCTTCCTCTGCAAATTCTTTTGCAAGTTCCTGGGCAAGCCATGTTTCAATATTGAAATAACCATCATCCAGCATCTGCTGAGTCGCAGCAGGATTTGAATAAATTTCACCCATAAAAGGCGTTAATTCAGCAAGACTTGGAGTGTCAGTCTCTGTTCTTGAATCATCTTCACCCACCCAGCCGGATGTGCTGCCCCACTTGCTGGCAAGTTTTTTATATTCAGCCGCGCCCACGGTAATCACTTTGCAAAGGCCACGCATGGGGGATTCATTACCCAGCAGGATCAGGATATTTTTGTCAATTTCTTCAGCTACGGCATAACCGCCATCCCCGGGGGTTGTGATGTTTAATGCCTTGCACTCAAGTTCTGTCAAGCCATCCTCAACTCCTCTTCGCATGAAATGCAAAAAGCCTTTTTTATGGGCTGCAAGATCTTCTGATTTTTCATCACCGCCGCCATTATTACCCGGGCGATTCAGTTTTTTCTGAAGATCTGAAAGCTCTTTTTCAAGTCTTGACACATCCTCATTTGCCTTATCAACCTTGCCCTCAAGTAAAGGATCAGCTTTGCCCTTTGACTCAATTTGTTTGATGCGCTCATCATTTGATGACTTAAATTCCTCAAAAGCAGTTGCCAGTTCATCTAATAATTTTTTTAATGCGTCCATCTGTTTCTTTCCTCCGTTATTAAATAAGTTTTTAACCCTTAAACTGATTAATTAAGTGTTGAATTTTTTCATTCAGTTCCTGATTGTCAGGCTCCCCCTGACCAAATATTTTACGAGACTTTGCAACAATCCCTGCTGCCTCAGTCTGGGAAAATCCTTTTTCTCTCAGATACTTTTCAAGATCTCTTTCTGTGATCAAATTTTTGACTGTTTCCACCCGGGCCTGGTCATTGCATGGAAAAGAGACAAGAGACACCTCCCACAAATCAATTTCTTTTAAAGTGTTGATTTTGGCCTCGCGATCCCACTCAGCAACCACCTCATTATA